TCGGCGTTCGGGTCGAATCCTGGATCGTCGATGTCCACGAGCCGCGGGCCGGGCAGGGCGTTCAATGCCGCCTGGCCCGCACGGATCAACTGACGCTTGGCGTCGTCGGACATGCCGTCCAGCAGTTGCAGCACGTTGATCGGCACGTTGGCGTCACTGTCCATCATCCGCCCCCAAGCGATTGCCAGAACGAACCAAAAGACGCGCTCAGTTCGCCGACCAGCTGGCCGACCCAGGCAGCCCCGAAGGCCGCACCGACAGCCGTCCAGAATGCGGTAACCGCCACTGGAACCAGTCCAAACAGCCAATCCACTAGAAACATGCGTCAGTCTCCTTTCGTGTCTCAGGCGGCCGGCCGGCGGCCAGTCTCGCCAAAGATTCCGCCGGCCGCCGCCATATGGGCTATGGGTTCATTACCCCGCTTCCCCTCGTCGTCCTCGCCGTTTTCGTCGCTTTTTCGATCGTCTCCAGCTTGCCGAGCATCCGATCCTGGCCCTTGTCCAGCTCGCCGAGCTTGTTCATGATCCTCTCAACCCATTCCTCGGTCTTGGCCAGACGCCGGTCCATCTCGCCGATCCGGGTCGTATTGGTGATCTGCTGGGCGGTGATCTTCTGGATCTGGGACACCTGCCAGCCGTTGAAGGCCAGCAGCAGCGTCATGGTCAGAGAGATCAGTATCCCGGCGATCCATTGCCAGGTCGGGCCGCCCCTGCTGTTGGTCGTGGTTGCATTGCCCATCAGTGCAGTCGCTCGGTCAGTCCCGGTCGCTCGCCGATCCGTCGCAGCGCGTAGGCCACCGCCTGGTGGTCACGGCCGACAATTCCGGCGATCTCCTCTTGTGTGAATCCGGCCATCGTCAGATCGACTACCAGCCCCCACCAGCTAGGCCGCCGTCGCTCGATCATCCACCGCCGCAGCGACTCCCGCTCGTCCCGTGAGGCGGCCAGACCGGACGGATCGTCCACCGACGCCAGCCGCTGGAGTGCCGCCGGATCGACCCAGCGCCTGGCCTGCACGCCGCGGCGGCGCTTCTCGGGCATGGTCCGCTCGCCAAGCACCGCCGCAACCGACCACCTGACCGTCTGGGCCATCACCCGACGATAGTCGAGTTCCCGCCCGCCCAGGGCCATAGTCAGCAGTCTGGCCATACTCCGCAGTATGGCATCCTGACACAGGTCTTCCTCTTCGATCAGCAGGGCCACCCGCAAACTCGCCGACGTTCGCCGAAGATAGTGGCGCACCAGCTTGCGAACATACCCATCCCATTGCCCAAGCTCTCTGCCGATATCGTCGATAAGTGTGCCGGGAACCGGGACCGTCGATAACCTGGACACGTTCACGACCGGGCGCGTCGAAGCTTGCGATCCGTCAGACTCAGGTATTGTCGCCTGGGCTGTGGTTCCCGGCATTAGTCGGCCTCCAAGAGCACCCGGCTCGGCGTCATACGCTGGCGCGGGCCGTCCGCCGAGCCGGGCACGGACACGTCACGTTACGCCCACCGTCGCAACCCCCAGCCGATCCAGCCAGCGCTTCAGGTTCGGCACACTGGCGTCGTAAGCCTTCGACCAGAACGAGTAGTGCAGCCGCGTGTCGGCCAGGAGCTGGATGCTGGTCGATCCGGGTGATACGGCCCGAAACAGCAGTGTCCCGATGTGCAGGCCGGCGGCATCGACACGCGGATATTTCGTCGGATTGTCGCCAGTCGCATCGGCCCAGAACGTCACGCCGAAGTCGCCGTCCGCCGGGTTTCTATCCCACACGTAGGTTCCGTTCGCCTGCCGCTCCAGCAGGTGGTAGGCCCGGCAGTCGCTGAACCCCGGCCCGCCGCGAAAGCCGAGAAACGTCAGGTTCAACCCGTGCTGAACCGTGGCATCGAAGGCGTTGGCATAGAACGTGCCGTCCGGCGACAGGAGCCGGATGGCGACCTCGAACTCCTGACCGACGGCCAGCACCGGCTCGCCGGTGACAATCAGGTCGGTTTCGACACGCATGTCAATCTCCTGTCATCCAATGTCGGCGCACGGTTATCTCCGATTACTGCGAGGCCGTGTACTCGAAGCGTAGCCCGTAGAGCAGCACGGAGTCGTCCGCCGCCACGTTCTGCTGCTCGATTCGCACCGTGACCGCCTGTCCAGCCGCCAGGGCCGCCCCCGAACCAGCGGACCGATCAAAGCTGACCTCCTGGATATTTGTCGTGTCCGTCAGATTCACCGCCGCGTTGGCCGTCAAGCTAGAATCCTGGGCGGCCCCCACAACCTGGTTGGTGATCTCCAGGTCCAGGCTTTCGATGTTCGCCCCCGTCGCCCCGTCTTGTGAAACGGTGCAAACGAACGTCCCGCCGCTCACGTAATCCGCCGGAATCACGAACTGGAAGTAGGCGTTACCCGTATCAATGGAGCCGCCAGTATCGTCCCAAACCAGGACGAGATTCGAGCCACTCACGCCGTAATCTGGAACGGTATCGGCGGCGGCGGTTGCGTCGATCAATGCATCGCCACCCGTATCCGTGATGGCTCCGGTGATCGGAATGTTCACGCTGCGGGTGATGTCGGCGATCATCGTCGCCGTCACGCTACCGGTATCGCCGGTGGTGACCACGGTTCCGGTCACATTCGGCAGGGTCCAGGTCTTGTCGGCGACCGTGATGTCGGCGGCAGTCAGCAGCCCCTCAAAGGCGTCGCCGGCCCCGCCGGTGGCGCCCTCGAAGATGATGCCGGTCGTGCCGAAGCCGATGGCGCTGGCCGGAAGCTGCGGGTCGCCGCCGATGGTGTCGGCGCCGACAATGGACGTTCCCGCCTCGGGCGTCAGCGTGTCCGAAATCTGGTCGAACGTGATGGTGTCGTTCGCCATTTCCGTAGCCTCGACCGACTGGGCAGGAAGCACCAATTCGCCAGTGCCGGTGCCGTCGGTCGTCAGGGTGATCGTGGTTGTCGAGGCCCCGCCGAGCACACAGGCCGCAGCGCCGCCAGGAACCAGCGTCAATGCGGCAGTGGCGTCGTCGTCCGCCGCCGTGAGAACGCATATACCGGCGGCGTCCTTGGTCAACGTCCACGTCCCGGCCGCCGGATTGGCGACGATCCCGGCCGGGGCCACGCCATTCAGACTGCCGTCCACCACAACCGAGCCGCCGTCGGTGGTCAGGGTGATCCCGGTCACGTCGGCCGAGCCCACCACGATGGCCGCTGCCCCCCCGGCGTCATAGGTGGTCGCGCCGGTGCCGGTGAACAGCGGAGACGTGATGCTGGTGCCGGCGGCGAACGTGGTCGCCCCGGTCCAGCCGCCGGACAGGGTGGTGGTGATCGCACCGATCCCGCCGGCCCCGTTCCCGGTGGCCGCGGCGGACAATACCGCGGTTCCGTCGAGATTGAGCGAGAGCGTATGCAGAGTCGCATCGGCGCCGGTCACCGGAAGGTTCAAGCGCAGCGTCGAGCTGTTATCCTTGGCGATCACGCCGTTGGCCGTGATCACCTGGCCAAACGCCAGAACCGGGGCGAACAGACACAGCGCGAAAACGAGGGCAGAGAGCAGACGGTTGTAGTATTTCATCAGATCAGCTCCAGAATAGCCACGCCGGCGCCGTTGGCCGAGCCGTCGGGCGTGATGTACAGGTTCACGTCGGTCGCCGACGCATACAGGTGGTACGGTTCGGCCTTGTAAACGTCCGCCACTTTCGGGGCGATGCCGCTGGCCTGGTGCAGCCTGTTGGTGCTGCCAGGGTCGCCGACGGTCAGGACAGGCGCACCGCCGTCAAGGGGAGTGTCGATCACGACGATCGAGCGGGCCACCCGTTTGCCGGCCGGCACGGTGGCGATCTTCAGCGGGCTGGTCGATGCGAACGTGAACGCCTTGACCACCGCGCTGTTGAGCACCACGCTGGTCCCGCCGACGATCACCGTGCCGTTCAGGATGATCGTCGAATCCGAGGTCGCTTCCATGCGTCGGCCGCCTTGACTGAATCGAATTGCAGAGTTATAAGCCATGCGTCATATCCTCCGTTAGCTGCTCAGCGGGTGCTTGCGACCGTGGCCGAGGACCGCAACGGCGGAAATGTCGGCGTTGCCGGTGTTGTTCGCCGGCGTGATGGTCAACCGGACGTACCGCTTCGGACCGAAATAGCCGATCGTCCGCACTTCGTTGTCGTCGTCGAACTGGAACCCGGCGAGGGCCTCGGTGTTGTGCAGATAGGCGTTCGGCACGGCCGCGCCGTCGGCAACGAGGGTTGCGTCGTCGCCGTCCTCGACCAGTACGGTGAAGGTGGCGTCCGCGTCCGCCAGCGTGCCGATGGCGATCACGAACACAAGCTCCTCGCGGTTGGCCTTGTCTATGATCTGGGACACCTGTGCGTCGTTGTTGGTGACTCTTGTCGGACTAATGGCCCGACGAACTTCAATGTCATGGAAAAGATCAAGCATTGTCTGTGCTCCTATCAGCCTATCAGGAGGCCATGCGGAGGCGGGTGAACGCCTCGGCCAGAACTGGCATTCCGTCGGTCCACCGGCGAGCCAGGAAAACGACGCGATTCTGCAGGGCGCCGATCTCGTTGAGCCGCTGGATCTCCAGGCCCATCGAGTCGGCAATCCAATAACCGGCGCGGAAGTCGCCGAAGATCGCCGTATAGAGTCCGGCGGTCAGGGTGTTCGGGGCGAACTCGCTCACGTAGTATGGGCGGCCCAGCAGGGTGGCCACGCCGCCGGTGCGGATGGCGGTGTCGTCCCAGATGTAGCGGCCCAGGCCGTCCTTAAGCAGGAAGATCTCACGGGCCACGTTCCGGCCGAAGATCCAGCTCCCGTTCGAGCGGTACTGCTCCTTCTCGTTGTAAAGCACGGTCACGAAATCATCGCCGTGCAATTCCGTCTGGGAGTTGCCGCCGTTGGCCGTGGCCCCGGCGGCCACCACGTCACGGGATGTCGGAATACCGTCCGCCGACGCAGTAAAGACGCCCAGTGGTCGCTCGCTGCCCGAACCGGTCAAGAAGGCCGTCTCCTCGGTGCCGGCGTATTTATACGCCAGTCGCTGCGCGATAAAGCCCTCCAGGTCCAGCATGGACTGGCGCAGGAGCTGCATCGAGATGTCCGTCCGCTTGCTGGAGAGGTGCGGCGTGAAGTTCCTCCGACCGAACCGCGGGGCGGTGTCCTCGGTGATGTCAGCGGCTGGCACCTCCGGCGTCCAGTCGAAATCGGCGTAGTCGGTATCGTAGCTCGGCACGCCAAGCGAGACCGCCCGGTCGAGGGGCGGGAGCACGTTGCTGATCCGCCGCATGAACAGAAGGTCATCGACGAACTGGATCAACTGGGCCGACATCTGCACGGGGGCCAGATAGCCGCCGCGGGTGTCATCGCCCACCTGCATGACCGCCTGCGGGTCCGGATGGCCGCCCAAGGCATAGCGGCGGAAGTTCTCTCGATACTCGTTGCTCGCCACCGCCATGTGCGGTGAGTTGGCCCGCAAGGTGATCTGTCTGGGTTCCCTGGTGCGTCGCCCGTCTCGCACGGTGAGCTGCTCGCCGTAGGTGAGCGTTATCGGCGAGGCCTTGGCGGCCGGCGTCTGGGATGGCTCCTCCAGGGGCAGGGGTCCGCCGCCGCGGCTGCGGACAGGCTCGGGCGTGGCGATGAGTGATTCGGCGCGTGCCTGGGCGGCATAGCGCTCGATATTCGCCGACAAATTCATAACCTCGTCCTGCCGGCGATCGTATTCCTCGGCGTCCTCGGCGGGCATGATTCCGCTGTCCGCCTTGGCCCTGTCCATCAGGGCCCGGTTCGCCTTGACCAGTTCCATACGCTTCGTCTTGAGTTCAGCCAGTAAATCCATTGCAATTCTCCAAACTATCCGGCCTGGAAAACCGCTTTTTGGCTTGGTTTGGCAAGAAAAAAAGACGGATGCCAGGCATTGACATCCGTCTAGGCGGATCAATCGAACTCACTTGAACAGGAACTGCTAGGGTTCCCGACATTCAGAGGCTAGCGGCCCCGGAAGCGGTTGTCAACAAAAATCCTTGGGATTGCCGCCGACGGCCAGGGCCGCCTCGGTCGCCGCCTGAACCCGCTGCCGCAGCCGCAGCCGACCGGGCGTGGCCATCCGGTCCAGGGTCGCTCCGAAGGTCTCCACCCGGTCCACCATGCCGGCGGCCCTGGCGTCCTCGGCCCGCAAAACCCGACCCTCGCCGAAGCTGGCCCGGACGACATCTGGCGTCACGCCACGGCCACGGGCAACCGTCGAGGTGAACTGGCGGTAGGTCGAGTCAACGACCGTCTGGAAGTAGTCCCGGGCGTCCTGGGCAAGCGGCTCGAAGGGGTTGCCCTCGGTCTTGAACTTACCGGCGTAGATGAAGCTCACGGTCACGCCCTCCGCCTCCAGGGCACGACTGAAGTCGGCATGGACGACATAGACCCCGATCCCGCCCACCCAGGCCGACGGCGAGGCGACCACCTGGGACGCCTGGCTGCCGATCCAATAGGCCGCCGAGGCCATCAGGTCGCCGGTATGGGCAATGACCGGCTTCCGCTCTGCGGCGATCCGGACAACTTCGCCGGCCTCGGGCGTGCCGACGGTCGAGCCGCCTGGCGAGTCGATATCGAGCAGGATCGAGTCCACCCGTGGGTCCGCCGCCAGGGCCGTCATCGTCTCGATGAACCGCTCGGTAGCCGTGCCGCGGTTGCCCCGACGGGTCAGCAGGCCGTCCAGCGGCACGATTGCCACCCGGTTCGTCGCCGACCTCGGCTCGGCATTACGCAGGGCGTTGTCGGCGGCCAACTCGGGAAACCGACGGCCGGCGGAGTGAGGATAGAGCAGCAGGGCGCCGCTGGGGTCGTACACGTCAGCAAACATGTTCAGGTTCGGGTCCATGAATCAGCGTCTCCAGCTTTGCGAGGGCCTCGGCTGCGGCGGCGGCCGGGTCTCGTCCATTGCGGAATCCAGACATATAGGCGGCAAGCAAGGCGCCGTCAACGCCGGCTATCGCAAGCGACTCGGCGACCGACGCCAGGGCCTCGCGGACCTTGGCCTCGTGTCTGGACAGGAAATCCACCCGCCAGTCGGCATTGAGTCGGCCAGTCCGCTGGGCGGCCTTCTCGGCGTTGGTCGCAACCGAATACATTCGACCGTAAATATCCCGCAGGATCGGGCCCGCCCAATGGATCGGCCGCTCCTGTTGGGCCCCCCCGTCGTTTTCCTCGTCGCCGTCCTCTTCGTCCTCGTCCGGCGGCTCCGGCTCCGGCTCCGGCTCCGGCTCCGGCTCCTCGCTGTCATCTGGAACGGCCGACGGCGGGGGCGCCAGCGGAGCGACGCGCCCCGCCATCGGCTCAAGGAGGTCTTCCAGATTCTGTACGCCGGCATTTATCACGTAAATCTCGCCCTTCTCGCCGATCGGGTTCATGTTTTCCTTGGCCCGCCATTCATTCCCGCTGATAACGCCGTTGGCCCGCTGTATCTGATATGCCTGGTTGCGGGCCACCACGTCGGCGCGCAGCAGGCCGTCCATCAGAAACTCGACGATATACTCGCCGTCGCCGTCGCCGGTGTCTGGAAACAGCTTGAGCTCACATTCCTCTTCGATCTCCTTCGCCAACGGCAGCACGGTATCCTGGGCGAACTCGATGTTCTGGCTCTCGATGTTGGCCCAGGTCGCCCGGCCCAGCTCGAACAGCTTGTGCGGCTGCACGCCGAACCACCGGGCGATCTCGACAACTTGCAACTTGCGGGTTTCCAGGAACTGAGCGTCGGTATTGTTCATCACGAACGGCTTGGCGGTCATGCCGCCCTGGAGCACCGCCACGCTGAAGATACCGCTGTCTGGACCGTATGCCTGCTGCCACGCCTTACGGACGTCCTCCGCCGTGCCGCGCAGCTTGTTCGGGTGTTCGAGGACGACCGACGGTCTGGCGTTATTGGCGAAAAACTTGGCCCCGTATTCCTCCGCCCGCACGGTCAGCCCAAGCGACTGTCTGGCGTTGCCGATGACCGACATGCCGAGTTTGCCGTCGTTGCTCCAGCCCTTGACGTGCAAAATGTCCTTCTGCTCGATCCGGTTGAGCGTGCCACGCCTGGTCGACATAAGGTTATAGACAATATCGCCGTTGGCCGACTCCTCAAGAGACACCCGACTGGGGTGGATCGGCCAGAGTCCGGCCGGATCGCCCCGCATGTTGTCACGCTGTATCTCGGCGTAGGCGTTGCCCCAGAGCAGCAGCCAGGAGGAGAGCTGCTTCTTGAACTGCGCCGGCGTGATCCACGGGTTCGGCCGGTGGTGCAATAGTCGGTATATCGGATGGTCGCTGGCCGGCTCCTTCGATGACTGGCCGGTACGTCGATATACCTTTAAGGGCAGCACCTTGACGGCGTTCGAGATCAACTCGACCGCCCGGAACACCGCCGATATGTTCATGGCCGTACTGGGCGTGATATAGACGCCCGCGGCCGTGTTCGGAGCGTAAACCAGGTCGCTGGTCCGCGGCTCGTATCTCGGCGGCAAGCCCTGCGAGACGATGTATTCCTTGAGGGCGCTCTTCTGCATATCAGACCCCCATATCCAGCACGATGATATCGGACTCCGCCGCCTCCGGCGCGCGCACCAGCTCGGACATGGCCATGATTGCCGCCACGGCGCCGTCGATCTTGAAGCCGGTCAAATGGTCCGGGCGGATCGGTTTGATGTTGCCATTGATGTCTGTTTTCACCGAACAGTTCTCGACGCACCACCGCATGACCGGGTTGCCATCGTGGATGAACTGGTGGTTCACGACCTTCGACTCGAACAGCCGGCTCGGCTCATTCAGCCGGCTTGCCGACTGCGGCGTGTCGATAACCTTGAACCCGTCCTCCTGGGCCAGCTCGGTGGCCAGTTGTTTTGCGTTCCACGGGTCGAACACCACGGCGTCGATATTGTAGGTACCGTCCAGCTCGATCAATCGCTTGCGAATTGCCGATACGTCCGTGTACATGCCCGGCGTCGTCTCGATGTATCCCTCGTCGATCCACCGCTGGAACCGCTTGCGGTCCTCCAGCGCCCTCGAATTGGCCGCCGTTTCCGAACACCAAAAGAAGGGCAGCACGACGATCGTCTCGTCGTCCATCGGAAACACCAGCACCAGGGCGGCCAGGTCACGGGTCGTGCCGACATCCAGGCCGACATGGCAGACAATGCCGGTCAGGTCTGGCAGCTCTTTCACCTTGCAGGTGTCCCAGTCCTCGATGTTCAGCCAATGGGTCTGCTGGCTCGTCCAGACGTTCATGTGTTTTTGCAGAAAGGCGTTGCGGAAGCTTGGCAGGGTCGCCGCCTTTCTGGCCTTGTTGCGTAGTCCGTCTATTTTGACGGAGATGCCCAGGTTCGGGTTCGCCTTCCGCCAGACCGCCTCATCCCGCCAGTCGTCGCCCTTGTCCATTCGGGCGACGAAGGCGAACATCGAGTCGTCCGTCCGGTCGCCGCGCAAGATTGCACAAGCGTCTTCGTCCGTCTGGTAGCCGATCCCCGCCCGGTTGTGCCCGGCGGTGGTGATGGCGATCAGCATGGGCTGCCGCCTGGCGTCCGTCGCCGTGTCCAGAACGTCCCATAGCTCACGGGTCTTGTGGGCGTGCAACTCGTCGATCAGCACGCCGTGCGGGTTCAGGCCGTCCAGCGTGTCGGCATCAGCACCGAGCGGCTCGTACTTACTGAAACTGCGCTCGTGGATCAGGTGATCTCGACGTATGTCGATAAGCTCCCGTAAGTCCGGGCTCTGCAACACCATCCGCTTGGCCTCTTCATGGATGATCCTGGCCTGGTCACGCTTGGTGGCGGCGGTGTAAACCTCAGCGCCCGGCTCGCCGTCGCCGAGGAACAGATAGTGGCCCAGCCCGGCCATGACCGTGCTCTTGCCGTTCTTTCGGCCGACGCAGATGTACGCCGTGCGAAACCGACGCAGGCCGGTGGCCCGGACCTTCCAGCCGAACAGACACCAAACGATGAACTGCTCCCAGCCGACAAGTTGCAACCGCTGCCCGGACCATTCGCCCTTGCTGTGCCGCAGGAAGCCGAAGAAGCCGATGGCCCGGAGGGCCGCCTGCTCGTCGAAGACTAGGCCACGGCCCGAGCCGCTGTCCAGGTCGTTGAGGTGCCGCCGCACCGCCAGCCGCTCAAGACTGCCGATAGCCGGCGACTCAAGGGCCTCCTGACAATAGGATGCCACATCCGTCGAGATCACCCCGCACCCTCCAGGTAATCGACTAAGGCGTTTTCCCGCTCTTTCGGCTTGATCTCGATTCGACTTCTCGCCGATGGCGTCATGCCCAATTCGGCCTCCATTTTGGTCAGTTGTGTCGCCAGCTTGAGGCAGGCGCCCACCTGCGGCAGCGGCATCAGGCAGCGCATCTCGCCGTTCTTGTCCCGCAGCGGATAGGTTTCGCCGTGCTTGGTAATGAGCGCCCGAAGCCGCAGCCACCAGACGAACGTATCACAGTACCGGGCGACCAGGCTCTGATCGACTTTCGCCAGAATGCCGAGATCGTCCAGCATCGGGACCAGCGCATCCCACACCCGCTGCCCGTCCTCATCCAGCCAGTCAGTCCGTTCAGGCGTGCCGCGAACAGACAACGTTTCCTTTGCAATCCCCTTGCGGATGAGCTGGCTTCCCCGCAATTTCAGGATCGGCGTCGGCGTCGGACGTTTACCCCTAAGTCCCATCATGCACTCCGTCGATACTCGAAAGTCCGTGTTATCCTGCCACGAGTCTGTGTTTTCGCCATAAAGCCACGCTGCTTTACCGATCGAAGCCCGACCACTGAACGCAAACTCCATTTCGACGACCGCATCATCGAGGCGATCATCCCTATGTGCCCGGTCGTGATCCGCATCGCCATGCCCTGGCGGCCATACAAATCCGCTATGGCGTCGCAGAACCGCATCCCCAGGCCGACGCCCTGATAGTCTGGCAGGATCACGACACGGGAAATCCGCCGAACGCCGGACATCCCCATTGTTGGCAGTACGGAAATGAAGCCGACGGGCTGGCCTTCAACCGTGAGCAGGTAACACTTGGATGTCCTGTTCACCTCCGCACTCAAATAGTGATGCCTCCCAAACATTGCCCAATAGGCCACGGGGCAAGGATGGATTTCCGCGACAATTGCCGGTCGTCGAAGTCGCACCGTGGAGACCTGACCCGTCGCAAGGTCCAGGGTCCAATCCGGTTGCAGCCATTCGAGGAAATCGTAGTGGCACGATATCGCGACAAACCGCTTACTTGGAATCCGTCGGATCGCCTTCGCCACGGCGAACGCACCGTGTCTGGCAACCGTCCGATCCACCAATGACGTGAACTCGTCCATGGCGACAAGCGGGCGATCCTCCAGGAGCGCCCGGGCCAGATCGCACCGGAACCGCTCGCCGTTTGACAAAACCTGATACGGCCGCACCCAGGAGGGTGGCGAACTGAAGCCGACGGCAGTCAGCATATCCGTGATCGTCTTGATCGAGTCGCCGGGGAAAGCGTCGATCACCGCCCGATCGGTCGGCCATTCGCCAGGCTCGTCCTTGAAGTTCTCGCCGAACAGAGATCGGCCAAGCACGGTCTTGCCGCTTCCGCTCGGGCCGACAATGGCGCCGATCCGCCACTCGCCTTCAAGCGGCGGAACCTGCACCCGCAGCGAAAACGTGCTCTTCTCGCGGATCGGCAGATCAAAGCACGAGGCGACCTGCTGGACTCGGAAGGAGTCAACGATCGGAGACTCGACTATAACATCGTGCATTTGCATTTGAGTCCAAGACCAACTATCTGCTCGTATGTCTGGCGCTGGTGGTCCTCGCTCTCGCAGGTCACGATCACCGAAAACTCCGGGTCCAGGTTGGCCAGCGGCGTTAGCCGTGTGTCTGGGGCAGCCAGCTTCTTCAGCTCGGCCTCCCGGAACCCCAACGCCTGCCAGTCCACCGCCGGCATGGCCTTCAGCTCCGCGGCCAGTAGCGTCGGGTTCCAATCCGCCAGCTCGGCCGTCTTATTGTCGGCAATCCGATAGGCCCTGGCCAGCTCAGGCGTCAGGTCGGCCGCCACGTGAACCGGCACCTCCGCCAGGCCGAGCGACTGGGCAGCCAGCCATCTGGTGTGGCCGACCACGATCTCGCCGTCCGGGTCCACGACGATCGGCTGACGGAACCCAAACTGCTGGATCGAGGCCGCCACGGCCCGGACGGCGTGGCCGGGGGCCCGGGGGTTCCCGGCATAGGGCCGCAGGCTGGCGGTCGGCCGCAGCTCGATCGCCAGGGTCCTGCTGCCGTTGCTGTTAGGGTCAGGGGCCATCACTCAAAAAACTACCAAAAAAA